TCCTGTACCTAATAATGATGATTCTAATAAAGCATTTCTTATTTCTGAACCACCGTTTGATTCTTCTATTTGGTCATGGATAAGTTTTTCCATTCTTCTTGCAGTTAATTGTGCAATAGAAAATTCTGGTACTTGAGGATTAGCTGATAAACCTTCTTGTAACATTCCTTGTTCATCTGCTTGAGTAACTATATCGTCCTCAAACATTCCTGTGCCAATCGTTGCACCAGCTTTTAAAGTTTTACCATCTCCTTCATAACCAACATTATAAATATTTTCTGCTGGTTCGTCTTCTAATCTATTTCCAATGTTATCAGGAATACTAGATTCAATACCTATTTGAGGATTTTGATTATCTAAGTAAGCATTTTCTTTTTCACCTTCAGGTATTTTAGTTTCTTCAATACCTATAGGAAATTTACCTGTGCCAAAAATAACGTCTACTAATTGACCAAATGCAGCTAATACTTTTGTTTTAGTTACTTTAACAAATATTCTAGACTTTTCAGATTCTCTAAACTTTACAGACCTATTGTATAAACCTCTATAATTTTCGTAAGCTTTTAGCCATCTTTTTTCATCACCGTTACGAGACTCTTCTGCTAAAGCAAATCTGCTTTTAATTATACCTACTAAATTATTTCTTTGGTCTTCTTCCAAAGATAAAGTTTTACCTGCTTCACCCTCTACTTCTTCGTAGATGTCATTAGCATTTAAAAATGTATTTTTATCGTCTGCCATTATCAATAACCAAAATCTGAATCAGCCGGTTTAAACATATCTCGTTTAAAACCTCTTAACCTTTCTAATGGATTTTCCATTCTAGGTCTGCTCATTATCATATATCTTAACGCATCATATGCGTGGTCAGAAGCATGGGTATCCACGTCTTCTGGATTAGTTTTTGATAACGGTATACTTTGTAGCTCTCTTATTAAGTTTGGACAAGTATTGAATATTTGCAATTTAGGTCTACCGTTATCTCTTATTTTTAAAAACTCATGTATTTGAATTTTACCTTGTACTCTATTTTTATCAGCACGTCTTAACTTATGACCTGCTCTTAACAAGGCTTCTCCAACGGTAGGACCAGTCGTTCCTGTCCTAGCCCAAGCTGCAGTATCCAATACACCATTTACTGAAAATGGGTCTACCACTTCCATATCTGTTATTATACTACCTAATTCTTCTCCTGTCAAGCCTTTTTTGTATAATTCTCTATAAATTATTAAAGTTCCATCATTTACATCAATAGTTCCCCATAAACAACAGCTTTCAGCAGCATAACCATAGTCAACTCCCTTTGTTCTTTCCCACGGTAAAGGTATCTCAAACGGTGGTATTACATGTACTAAGGGGTCAAATTCTACAAAAGCAGCACCTTCAGCTACATCCCAATTACCTTCTAACAACTGTCTACGTTGTATTGGCGGTAGTGAGTTTAGCATTTGTTCATAAATACCATCCTCTGCTAAGTATGGATTATCTGCTAACTTAGCTGGAATAAATTTACGAGTTAATCCATCAGTACCTAAAAAACTTTTATTAGATTCATGTGGGTCTATGTATCTACGTTTTACCCATGTAGAACCGACACCACCGGGGTTAGCAGTGCAACGTAAATAAGTTTTAATTTCAGGGTCAGTTGTTCTTAGCCTAGATGCTAGATAGTTCCAACTAAATTCTGTAGGTAAGTGCGTAATTTCATCAAAGCCAATCCAAGAGTATGCTTGTCCTTGATAACGATAAACGTCTGCATCTCTTTCTAAGAAACCAAACTCTATCTTTGCACCACTTGGAAAGTTCCAAAGTTTTTCTACTTCTCTAAACTTAGCTCCGGGAAATGCTTGAGGGTATAGTTCACGAGATTTATCAATCATCTCTCGTAGTTCTGGCATAGACCTACGCAGTATTAAAGCACGATGGGCTTTACGATGAGCATAACGTAATGGGTCAACAATCATTGCATATGATTTACCACCACCTGCAGCACCGCCATACAATACATCTTTTTCGTCTGCAGCTAAGAAATCTGTCTGTGGTCCATCGTTAGCGTTAAAAAGAATGTTAGCATCTTCTAAATCTTTTTTAACAGTAGCAGGTAATTTATCTAACTCATCAGTAGTGGCAGTATTTTTTTCATCACCACTTAAATCTTGTAAAGTATCTTTTTGTTTTTTTAAAGACTTACGAGCATTGTTAAGTTTCTGCTCAATCTTTTTAATGTTCTTTTGTTTTCTAGAGACTGCTCGATGAGCTGCAAACTTTGCTTCATCTTTTAAAGCTGGTCTACCACTTTTTTTTCTAGGTGTACCGTCTTTTTTTAAAACGAAGTTGCCTTCATTATCTTGCAAGTAAAGATGAGGATTCTCTTCCCAGTCTTTCAGTTCGTGTGCCATACTTTTTATCTATGTGTTTTTTTAATCCGGGAGTTGAAATCTTACGTCCTGTTTCATACTCTAGCCAATCTACTGCAGTTTGTAAAGATACTTCTTCGTTGACAATCATATTCTCTACAGTTTGTAAAGCTTCTAACTCTTCTTCAATCGGTTTTAAATGACCAGTAACTTCATCATAGGTATACCCAAAAGGTATAGTAGATGTAGCTCTTTTGATATAACCGTCAGGTAACATGTTCATAATAACTATTATTTAAAATAGGTTCTAAGATTTTCGTAGTAATCTTCTAGTTTGTCTTTTATCTTTTCATAGGTATTAGGGTTTTCAGTTTTTATAACTAATACACCTACAACAACACCTACAATAATTATAAAAATTATGCCGTCCATCATTACTTCTCCTGTTTAGATTTAAATATTTTATCCCAATTATTTTCAAACTGTGTTCTTGATACTTCTATTGGTCTTGGTCTAGAGCCTTTTCCTATACGGTTAGGAGTCATCCTAATTGGCTTTTCATCTTTACCTAATTGTGCCATACTATTTTTGATTGTGTGTTCTATGTTCTATTTTAGTTTCCCAGTTTTCTATAGCTTTACGAATACTTTCTTCAGCCAAGACACTACAGTGTAATTTTATGGGTGGTAAATCTAAAGCTGCAGCAATATCTTTATCTTTTATTTGTTTAGCTTCAGCTATTGTTTTACCTTTTAACATATCAACAAACATTGTGCTTGAAGCGATTGCAGAGCCACAACCATAAGTTTTAAACTTAACATCTGATATTATATCATTGTCAAGTTTTAATTGCAACTTCATTACATCCCCACAAGCCGGAGCACCAGTCATACCAGTAGCAACATCAGGGTCGTTAGGGTCGAACCGACCAACAGCATGTTTTTGTGGATTATTCAACACGCTTTCAAATCTATCAACCACTTCTTGTGAGTATGCCATTTTAATCTGCAGTTAGTATGTTGTTTATAAGTTGTATTTCTTTTTCCGTTAGTTTTACCATTTCACCTTATCAGCCCAATATGCTGCTGACATCTTTCCTTTCTTAATGTTTTTTGCATGACGAGCTTTAAAAGATTTACGTTTAGCTTTCATTCTAGCAGATTCACCAGCTTTAGGTTTACCTGCAGTCTTAGCTCCTTTTTGTCCGAACCTAATAGTTTTTATTTTATCACCTTCTTTAGCAACAACTATGTGTGATTTCTTAGGATGGTTAGGAGTTCTTTTAGGTTTATTATAACCAGATACTCCAGCTTTTTTAAGTCTCGAATCTTTCTCACTCATTTTACTTTCCTATATTTTCTAGTTTTCTTAGCAACCTTCTTAGGCTGTTTAGAATGCTGTTTACCTTTCTTAGTATCTTCTCGTTTCTTTTTAGAAGTTGCAGCATATTCTGCAGCACTAAGACTTTTAATAGCTTTTTCAGGTAAATAACGTTCGCCAGTCTCTGAAGACTTCTTACCAGACTTAGTACGCCATTTTTGTTTAGTCCAACTTCTAAGACTTCTTTGACTTTTTTTTAGTGCCATTACTTATACCCACCACCTTTAGCTTTGTATTGTTTAGCCAACATCTGAGCTTTACGAGCAGACCATTGACCCGGCTTTCCACCTTTGCTACCGGCTTTAATTCTATTAAATAAATTCTTACGCATAGTAGGCTTAGTATAATTACCAGCTTTATTTACTGTGCTTTTCTTTTTCTTGCTTGTCGTTTTCTTTGGCATAATAAATACTCACATTTAAATAGTTTACAACATAATAACTGATACATAACCCAGTAACAAAGGCAACAAAAAATTCAATCAATGTAGCACCTTCTCTTCGTTATAACCTTCAGGCTCTAAGTAATGCATTAAGCCGTCTTCAGTTACAATTTCAGTAAACTCGCCTAACAACGTTAGACCATTTGCTTCGGCAGCTTCTTCAGCCTCTTGTAAAGTTTCAGCAACTATATTAGGTCCAGCAAACTTTTTACCGTGTTGTTCCATTTCAGTCAGATATATCTTCATACTCATCACTCTCTATTATTACATTTTCTTTTTGAGGTAGTATAAAGATACCACCTTGTACATTGTGGTCAACCTGCACCCTGTCAGTCTTACTTACACCCACTCTATCAAGGATAGTTTGAGCTGCTGCAAGTTTCTGACTAGCTTGAGGTACAGGTCTATCAGAATCAATCATTTCGATTAACTTAAAAGCAGCCTTCGGTGCAGACTTGGCAAGTACATCCGAGGCTAAATCAACTACTTCATTTTTAAGTGATTTGATAACTTGATAGTGATTGCCTGAGTATCCTGCAAGTTCTGCAGCCTTTTTAAAGTCACCTTTAGTTTCGACTAGATTGTCTAAAAAACTTTGTTGTTTCTCAGTTAAATTCTTTTTACGAGTTTCTGATAAGTATGTCATACTATATTATTATAGAGACACTTTGCAAGTTTGTCAAGTTATTTTAAAATAAACACGAAAGGTCTTGACAAACGTTGAAAAAAAGTGTACAATATACTTGTATGCCACCCCGGTGCATACCTATAGAATAACATATCCCTATAGAGCTTTTAAAACCTTGTACAACGTACAGGGTTTTTTATTATATAATTAGTGTTAGTTTTATTATAAAGCTTTATAAAGTTTAGGGCATCTGGTTAATACCTTAACTGGGTAGAAATGTAT